GAAGTTCAACGACAACTTCTCTCACGGCATCCCGGACCTGTTCATAGGTGAGTACGGATGGGTAGAGCTGAAAGTCCCCGGAGGCTCTCTCCGGGGGCCGCAGGTACTATGGGCTAAGAAATTCTCGGGTCGCCCGCTGCCGGTGATCCTGCTGTTCTCGGATGGGCGGGTGTTCGACCTCGCCCGGTGCACTCCGGGCAAGACCACTAAGCTTTGGTTCGAGAGGAACGCCGGGGCCGCACTCGACCCCGGCTCCTCGCCTATCTGCGGCTATTCAATGGGATCCGCGGTCGAATCCACCCCTTCGGCGTCATCGTAAATCCGACCGCGAGTAGCGCTTCGTCGGTCCGGCACGCGCCATCGACACGTTTGTGAGCCCTGATCGAGTCCGGGTTAGCGAATTGCTTTTTGCACTCTTTGCATATTCTCACCAGTAGTCCCTCCACCCTCGCTTTGCCGCCCAGTCAGGCGGTGGCACGTGCGCCCACTCATTCAGTCTGCGCCATTTCCAGTCCCGGTACATCCTCTTGATCCAGTCGATCACGGTTCGATCTCCTTTGCAATCCGGGCGAGGTACCGGGCAATCTCTTTATGTCGACGGATGATTCGTTCGATCTTCGCGAGCGCTTCCAGAGCTTCGTCCAGCTCTTGCTCATCGGTATCCCTACTTATGGTGGGGGTGGCGATGGGCTTGGCCTCCGGAGCCTTCTCCGTAACCGGCGTGGCGGTAAACACGATCTTTCGGTAGATCATCCCGATCGGAGTGTTGGTCACCCCTTCGGTGGTCTCCACAACCCGGAGGTTCTTGAGAATGGTAACTTCCGATATCCCAGGGAGTACCGACCGCAGGTAGGCCTTGAGGTCATCCTTCGTGACCTCCTGCCCCTCGTGCCGGTGTAGATAAGCGAGAATCTCCTTCTTCGCCGCGCCGTATTTGATCCGCTTGCTGTCCACCATATATCCAGCCCTCTTCATTCTCGCTAAGAAGTTATTGAATGCCCGGTGATCGCTCGGTGTCCCACTGTGGGTGATGATGTCGCGACCGTTGGGCGAATAGAATTGGTGATGACCGCGGGTAGTGCGGTCATGTTGCCAGCCCTGTGCCAACGCTTCTCGTATCACGTGATCCATGTCGCTCATTATAATGCTCCTCAGCTATGATGATATCGTATCTCTTGATCCCGCGGTGCAAGGCCGTTCTGACCGTGGACGAGGGTACGCCCCACTCGGCCGCGATGTCCTTGTACTGGCGGGTCTTGTTCAGCTGTTGATCAAGTAGGTACCTGTACTGCTCGAGTGTTAATTGTACTGGTTTCATGTCTCACCCCTCGCCCGAATCGCGGCGGCGCAGAACTTTGCTACCGCGTGTGGCATTGGCTGACTATCTTCGTGGCTATTGCTGTAAATGTTATCTGCCATTTTCTCACACGCCTTCGCACACGCCTCCCGCTCGGCGGCGGCAACAAGGGCGGCGAAGCGTTCAAGTTCCTCTAGGTAAAACAAAGCCACTTCTTCACCAAAATCATAATTAATAAAACTTGTAACTCTGCCATTCGCTTCTAGCGTCATGCGGGTAATGTCGTCGCGGTTCATTTCGCCCCCCTCATGCGGTTCCCGAGGTTCATCCGCTGCATACCGATATTGAGGTGGCCATACTTGGCGCGGAGCGTCCGGACGGGCTCCCCGAGCGCCTTCGCTGCAATCTGGTACATTTCCTTGACGTCAGTGCCACGAAGCTGCTGCGCGACCTTATCATTGATGTCGATCGTGCGGTTGCCGTGAACGGTTAGACCGAGCCCGCGGACGTACTTGCTCATGTTGGGCTCGAGGATGCCGTGCTTCTGCTCGGATTTCAGCTTACGGCCGGTCATCACCGAGTAGGTGGTCTCGCAATTACCACAGTGCATCGACTCACCACGAACGAGCGGCCCGACGCGATTCGACCCGCAGTGCGGGCATTCCTTCTTGTAGTCAATCTTCTTGGTTACATTCAGCTTTGCCATAATCTATCTCCTTCAGAAATGTAGCTACCCATCTATCAAATTCCCCGAGATCCGTGAATCGCCTGATGTAGCGCAGATTCATCGAATCTCGGACTACGATCACCTTGGCTCCACCGCGAAGCGTTACCAAGGTGATCTTGTAGCCATCAATATACCAATCGGTCACTTGAACGCGGCCATCAACGCATCGCTGAGGGCTTTCATACCATCCGTAGACTCCGAGTAATTGCGCTCAGCGTAAGCTTCGGCAACAGACTTAGAAAAGAAGCCACCTTCCACGACTTTACCATCGACCACGATGTCATAGCCGCGAGATTGTTTGTTCTTCACGATTTTGTACGTCATGATTAGATCTCCTCTGCGCGGGCTCCTTCGCGCAAAGCGTCAATGCGCGGCATCATGTCAAACGCTTCAGCAACGGCGGTAGCGAGCTCGCGAGCTGCGAGAGATTCGCCACAATCCATGACAAATTGCAGCCTCATCGCCGCATCATTCAGCGCGTTGCCGTTGTTGCTCGAGGCCTTCGCTCTGCCGATGAGATTGATGGCTTCGGTGACGGCTTTCGTTTCGTAATAATTCATGTTAAATCCTCTATAAGCTATAAATCGACGGAGAAATTACATCACACCTTGAAGGCTTACACAATTATATGCCACGTCGCACGATCGCGAAAAGATCGGTCTTGTAAGCAGCAGCCGGGAGACTGCAACCCTCGAGACGCTCCCACTTGTTCCAACGACCCTCACGCTCGGTAAGGAACCGAATCACCGGATTCACCCACTGACGACGCCACAACGTGCCGACGTCATTGATCGCATACTGAATCTTGAGCGGACGGCCAGTGATCGTGCAGATGCGCTCGTAGACGGGAACTTTGATGCCTTTCATTTCATGTACCTCGCTATAAACTATGAAGAAATTGTACCACACCTTGAGACGCCGCGCAATTATCCCCTCCCTTGAATATGGCTTGAAGGCTCCTTGAAGGGAGATAATTGTGCGGCTCCTCGAGCTGTGGTTTAATTCGTCTATAGTTTATAGCGAGGTAGTTATGAAGACATCATACCGAACGATCAAGAGCGCGAACCGAGCCGGGTTCTACCGTATTTGTCGCATCGTCGAGCCCGGTACGGGCCGATACACCACGGCCACGTACGAGACCGTCGTCGATCGCGCCACCGCCGAACGCTTCGCGAAGAAGCACGGCTTGTCGATGCCGCAGTAATTTCGCCATAGTTTATAGCGAGGTAATTATGGAACGTGGTACCCGATTCGAAGTCCATCTTGTTTATTCTGATGGCGCGTTTTTGACCAGCAACACCACGACGCCATTTAAGCTCGTGCGATCGTGCGCGGAGGATTGCTGGAGTGTTCGTGACCTCGAGGACAACACCCGCTGGGTGTTTGGCACACTCGAGGAGGCGATCGAATGGATCACGTGGAACAGTGATGATGTGAACGATACCGTTTAATTGATAGCCAATAGGAGTATTGATCATGGGTAATTTCGTGTCGATCGACGAAGCGGTGACGTTTTTCTTTGCCCGTGGGTTTGCGTGCATCCATTACATGGGCGAAGGACGCATCATGCATAAGTATGATCGGTTCTTGGACGAGAACGAGTTCATCCACGTGCGGCCGATGTACGAGGAGGGGGTGGTCGCTTACGAGATCACCGGCGACCAACTGCAGGATATGCTCGAGCGGAGGATGGCGGCATGACCGAACTGTGGACGCTCTTTTGGCTCTGGACGGGTATCGGAGCTATGGCCGCGATATGTGCGATATTTTATCCGGAGGAGTGGTGATGTAGCATCTACAGAAAATTAGATGCTACACGGGAGCGTAGCGTAAACGCAACAATGTAGCGCGGATGCAACACAAAATGTTTGGTGTGGGTAAATCACCGACGACCATCCTGCGGTCATTGTAGCGGCTAATATGGGTTTTGTAGTCATTGTGTAGCATAGGGGGGTGCTACACACGAACTATATTTCTCATATCGGTGGGAACCGTACAAAAAAAGGGCGATATACTATAGTGTGGCATTGTAGCGGGGGGGATATAGTATCTTGTGTTATCCCTAGGTATATATTTATATGCTTCTACCCCTATAGTATATCCCCTTTTTATTTGTGGAGGGGGTATGGATGTGCGAACAGGGTATAGTATCCCCCCGCTACATGCTACAAATGTGTTCTCTACACGGTCGGGAACGTTTCGAGTGCGTGTAGCGGTTGTGATATCATGCCCGCTACAAATGCTACACCGGACTGAAGCCGGGTGCCTGTAATTGCTTCACAGGCCAGCCAATGTTATCATCACTGCATCCGGGCAGTCAAGTACTTTAAGCGATATGCCGTCGAATGAATCAAAGCGTACCATCCTGAAGAAGAAGGCTGGTGGACAAAAGAACGTCATTGACGGCAAAATGCCTCCTCCACGTCAACGCGGAATCCTAGACGTGGACCCCCGCCCCCTGCACGGCATGGGTGATGTAGCAATGGCTGCACTCGAGCAAGTGCTCGGTTTTACATTCGATGAGATGCGGGCCAAGTACGTAGAGTCCATCGGCGGTGAACATACGATTCGCAGCTTCACGACCGATAAGGTTCGTGGTGACACTCCCGAGGAGAAGGTCGCGAGAGTCGTCGCTGATATGATGCGATTTCTCGCTGAATTCAAGCAAACGAAGGACGTGATTAAAGCTTACAATATCGACGGGCTTTCCCGTGCACGTGCTATGGAATGGAAGTCGCGTCATCGGTGGTTTAGTGATTTATGGGACCAAATCAATGAAGAGCGTTTTGACGCCGCGGAGCGTGCGCTGTTCGATCGCTCTGTGCACGGCGTTGAAGAGCCGATCGTTGCGAATGGCCAGATTGTAGGTGCGAAGACCAAGTATTCAGACGATCTTTTGAAGTTCCTGCTCGCTGGTAACCGGGCTACGATCTATCGCAAGGCTGAGGAGAAAATCCGGCAGCAGATCGACGTCGAGATGAAGGTGAAGGGCGGGCTCGGGATCGAAGGCCTGGACCTCAAGAAGCTCTCGACAGCGGAGCTCGATCAATTGCAAGCGCTCCTCGACAAGGCGCAGGAGAAGGTAGATGGCTAGGGGTGGGATTAAGCCGCCGAAACCGCGGCCGGTAAAGGAAGCAACGCTGACCGATGTGAGCGATTTGTTTAAGCCCGAGGTGTACGATCGTCTCGGGCCGATCGGCACGATGAACATGCTCCAGACTTTGACCACTGCGGCCAAGATCCCCGAGGTCACGAACGTTCCGGCGTTGATTGATGAGCCTGTGCTTCCTGCTCTTGCCGGTGAGCCAGCTGCGCAAAAGAAGGTTCAACGTCGTGTGTCTGAGGCTAAGACCGGGCTCGAGTCACCGAAGCGCCGCGAAATCTTGAAGGCGGCGCGTGATGTGGCCGGTGCCACGCTTGTACCGATCCCGACGTCTGCGAAGGACGTTCTAATCAACGAAGTGGTGAAGCCCGCGGCAAAGGCAGCGATTCCTGATGCTTCCATTCAGGCCGCGATCGCATCGTTCCTTAAGCCAAAATTAAAGCCTGTACAGCTCGAGCGTATTGGCCGCAAGAATTTCGAGCGGACCATGGAAACCGGTGAGGATGAATTCGATCCGATTTCACCGGCTGATATATCGCGTCACTCCGGGATCCCTATCGAGGACGTCAACGATTTCCTCGGTCGCAATAAGCTCGACCCTGGGCTCGTGCTTTCTGACGTCGCTCGAGATTTGTATAATTATAAAGGCTATGAAGACGAGATTTTTGACACACTCGATCTTGATGATGTAGTCAACCGGGGTGGGCCTAACCCGTTCGAGCAAGCGATTGAGGAATACCTCAAGCAGAACCCTAAGGCTGATTTGTCTAATTATAGTGACGACGACATTCAAGGGATCGCCGCGCTAGCTAATGACTACATTTTCGAGAATACGCACGGTCCTCAATTAAAAGAATTATCCATGTTGGTCGGCGATAAAGAGGCCAAGACCGTCAGAGACGCAGTTCGCCGTCGTTACGACGATTATGCGGGCAGTCTTTACGAAGGATTCGGTGAGCGAGTGGTCGATTATATCGAAGAGTATATTAGATAATGATCGATCGCGAAGTCCTGCGCAACGCGCTGAAGTTAGAGCGCGAAAGGCGGGCAGCAACAGAATCACTCTACGAGTTCACGAAACAGGCTTGGCACGTAGTCGAGCCGGGTGTGCAGTTCGTTGATGGCTGGCACATTCGCGTCATATGCGAGCATCTTGAGGCGGTGACGCGTGGCGAGATCCGCAAGCTCCTGATCAACATACCGCCGCGGCATGCTAAGTCGACCATCGTCTCGGTCATGTGGCCGTGTTGGGAATGGGTGACCCGGCCGCATGAGAAGTACCTGTGTGCATCGTACTCGGGCATTTTGTCGACCCGCGATAACGTGAAGGCGCGTCGCCTGATCCAGTCACCTTGGTATCAGGAGCGCTGGGGCGATGTGTACGAGCTGGCGGGCGATCAGAACCAGAAGACGCGGTTCGAGAACGACAAGACCGGCTACCGCATCGCGTCCTCGGTCGGTGGTACGGCAACCGGTGAAGGTGGCTCGAGGCTCATCCTCGACGATCCGCATGGTGCGCAGGACGCACAATCGGATGTGCTGCGTGAGTCGGCCCTTGAATGGTTCGACATGGTGTGGTCGACCCGTCTCAACGACCCGCGGCGCGATGCGATGGTGACGATTATGCAGCGTCTGCACGAGAAGGACGTCTCCGGGCGCGTTCTCGAGTTAGGTGGCTGGGATCACCTGTGCTTGCCCGCCGAGTACGACGGAGAGCTTCGGAAGACGTCGCTCGGGGTGTACGACCCGCGTACTAAGACGGGTGAACTGCTTTGGCCCGACCGTTTCGGTGAAAAAGAGCTGCGGACGCTCAAGACGCAGCTCGGTGAGTACGGTGTCTCGGGTCAGCTGCAACAGTCGCCGACCCCAGCGGGCGGTGGCATTCTCAAGATCGACTGGTTCGAGCTTTGGCCCGCGGACAAGCCGTTGCCGCCGATGGAGTACATTGTGCAGTCGTACGATACCGCGTTCACCGAGCGTACGACCGGTGACCCCACTGCGTGCACGGTGTGGGGTGTGTTTCGCTTGAATTCGGCTTATCGTGTGATGCTCCTTGACGCGTGGTCCGAACATCTCGAGTATCCGGATCTTCGGGCGCGTGTCATACGCGATTGGGCATCGAAGTATGCGGGTGACGAGAAGGATGTGGCGAATAAGGCAAGGTCGCCTGACACCGTGCTCATTGAGCAGAAAGGTTCGGGCCAGAGTCTTTTGCAAGATCTCGGTCGCGCACGGGTGCCGATCGTACCGTACAATCCAGGCCATATCGACAAGGTAGCGCGAGCCCACACGGTGTCACCGCTGATCGAGGCAGGGCTAGTGTACGTACCCGAGAGCAAGAAGACTCCGGAGCGCTGGGCTTCGTGGGCGGACGGATTCATGAAGCAAGCGTCGCGGTTCCCGAACGACGAGCACGACGATTTTGTGGACACGATGACGCAAGCGTTGCGGTATTTGCATGACAAGCGGTTCCTCACTTTGAGTGCGTCGAACAGGTTCGAAGATACCCCGCCACCCAAGCTTAAGAAGCAGAATCCTTATGCAGCGTGAAGCTCGGGTGTATAATCGCGCACGGGAGGTTCCCCATGGCTGACCAACAACGGGTTTATGAAGGACGCCCCGGTCTCGCCGCGTGGGGTGAAGATTTAGGCGAGGTCGACCCTCGCGTCTTTCGGGCCGTTCGTGCCGGTGTGAAGGCTAATGTTATGCCCGCAACCCCCAAGGGCATGCCATTCGCGGGCCTTCTAGAATCCACCAAATCCCTCCCCGCGTTACCACACTTCCTTGGTGATTTAGTTACAGGTGGTCGCTACGGTTTGTCAGAGAAAGCCCCGGAGTTCGCTCTCGAGGCATCTGGCAAGTATGACGAGCTGATTAACAAGTATCTGGCCGAGGAAGGGCTGTCGGAATCCGCCCGATTACCGATTGCAGCTAAGTATGGGCTGGCTGCGGGTGAAATGCTTGGCCAGTTGCCGGTACCGGGCAAAATGCTCGAGCGCATGACCAAGAAGCTCCCAAAAGCGTTCAAGCCCGCGGGTTGGTTAGCCGAGTACTTCGGGCCGACGGTCGACCCCAAGGCGGTCAATTATGCCGTCGGCACGGGTGTCGGCGGCACACTTCGCACGGCGACGGGTGAAGAGGAACCGGAGAAGTTCGCTAAGGGCGGTCTCGGCCGCAAGCCGACCGTGCGCAGGACCGAAGAGGGCGTAACCGAAGTCGTACCGCCGAAGCTCGAAGGCACGACGATTATGAAAGCGCCGGGTGGCAACTGGCTACCGGGCAGCGTTGAGAAATTCGTTGATGCGGTGCGTCGGGAATTTGTTACCGCTAATGCTCGACCAGCTGAGCGTATGCGTCAGCTTGAAGACGCGATGGCGAAAGACCCGCAGAATATTAACCTCAACGTTCCGGGAGTCGCTCGCGAAAAGGCTCGGCTTGATGCTGAAATTCCGGTTGACCAGTGGCTTGAGAAGAAGCTGACGAACTACGTTAAAAACGATATGGCGACTGCTCGCGACCCCGTTCGGCTCGGGATTGAGCAGCGCGTAGCGAAGGTCGAAGCTGACAGGGCGAAGGCCGAGCAGCGGATCGCGAAGCAACAGGAGAAGATCGCCGAGGCCAAGGCTGCGGGTCGCGATACGACGGCCATCGAAAATCGGCTGGCGCTCGAAATTGCCGATCTGCAGCAGAAGTATGCGATCGACAGTTACGCGGCCGGTATTCCGACTCTTGATCGCGATATGCGGAATATCGCGGCGCAGAATCGTGCGAATGCACCTCTTAACAGAGACCCGGATGCTAACATTCTTGCTTCGACTCCGCAGTCGGCTAACTGGGAGGATATGACCGATTACCTTGTCGATGCTGCAAAAGCTGGCGACATTTTGGGTGGTCGTTTCCCAAGGCTGGCGTCGGCGGTTGATGAAGCCCCGTGGCTCGCAAAGGTGCCGCCCGAAACGCCTGTCTATTCGGTTTACCGGGGCAATCCTGAGTACTTCAACCACGTTCGTGACGAGTTGTACAACTCGGTGAGAGAGGGTAGCGATTTACCGCCCGAGTTGAAGCTTGACCCCGAAGATCTCGACAAAATGAACATGGATGCGGCTGTCGCGCACGTCAGCAAGGTCGATGCTTGGCGCGAGCGGAATCGGATCTCGGCCAATCTCGCCAAATCGAATAACCCGGCGGTTTTTACCGTAAAGCAGTATCCCGGAACCGGGCTCGAGTGGAAGCAGCTTAAGATGCCGGAAAAAGCTCTTTCGGACGAATCCAAGATGCTTCTTGAGTATAACAGGTCTCAGGGCGTAGAAGATTCGCCGGAGACGCTGGAGGCAGCCTACGACGAAGGTGCTAATCGCGCATTACAAGAGGCCCTCGAGTACGAAGGCAGTGTGATGGGCCATTGTGTAGGTGACCGCTATTGCGAGCCTGTAAAATCCGGTAAAACGCAGATCTTCTCGCTTCGTGATGCGAAAGGCGAGCCGCACGTGACGATCGAAGTGCGACCGAAAGATGTGGCTCGTTCGATCGGTGCTCTCCCGGCCGAAGAGCGAGGCATCTTGGCCCAAGAGATCAAGGACAAGTATTTTGGCGGCGTCATGCCGGGTCGATCCGACGAGGATAAGTTCTTTCAGCTTCTCGATCAGGCTTATGTCGAGAAGTATGGCCAGCCCCCTCCCGACATCGTTCAGATCAAGGGCAAAGGCAACAAAAAGCCCGCGGACAAGTACATTCCGTTTGTGCAGGACTTCGTGAGATCGGGCAATTTTGGTCAGATCGGTGATTTTTATAACACGAATTTGGTTAAGGTAACACCGGGTCAGCGTCTGCCTGGACTCACGAAGGAGATTCCTCCGGGGTTGTACACGAATGCTGAATTGAAGCAAATGGCTATCGATAGCGGGATGCCGAAAGAGATTCTCGACAATTGGATGCAGAAGCTTGATGAAGAATCGATCTTCAAATATGCTGACGGTGGTCGCGTCGAAGAGGAGGAGTACGATGAAGCAGAAATTGAGCGAATTGTGGCACCGCTTCGTGCAAAGCTTGAAGGATACTTGGGCGAAGCTAAAAAGCTCCCTCGAAAAGCCAAGCAAGCCGTCGCCGACGTCACCGAAATCGGAGACATCATCAAAAGGTCGAAGGAAATCCCGCTTACGTATTACGACCCGAAAGGGGAAGTAGCGGGCGAGGCCGACGCGATGCGGCATTTGCTCTTTCAAGCGCAGTTGCAGCAGAAGTACGGCGAACTCCCGGCAAAGGCGATCAGCTATCTTCACGAGTATTCTTCGTTCGGTCAGCCATCGGCCGAGCGTGAGATGGACTTCCTCAATGACGAACTCGGACGCGAGATTGGTCGATCGGCCAAGAGTGATCGCGAGTTGGTCGAGATGGCGCGTAGATACATCGAATCTGGTCGAGCGAAGACGCTCCCCAAAGAACAGCGTGGCGGGTACTAATCCATGGCAGAAATGAACGAAGAGCAACCGGCGATCATCCAAGAAGAGATGGTCGAGATCGAGATTGAACCCGCCGAGGTGGTCGACACCGACGATGGCGGTGCGATTGTTCGTCTCGAGGAGGAAATGGACGCGGTTGTGCAGACCGAGCACTTCTCAAACATCATCGAGACGGTTGACCAGCGCGAGCTTGGCGTTGCCATTGAAGATTTGCTCGATAAGATCAGCCGCGACAAGGATGCCCGCAAGAAGCGGGATGAGGTGTATGAAGAGGGCTTGCGTCGCACCGGTCTCGGTGATGATGCGCCGGGTGGTGCGTCGTTCACCGGCTCGAGCAAGGTAGTTCATCCGCTCTTGGTTGAGGCATGCGTAGACTTCTCTGCTCGCATGATGAAGGAGATGCTGCCGCCCAACGGTCCGGTGAAGACTAAAATCGTCGGCCCGGTGGACGAGGAGAAGCAATCGAAGGCTCGGCGTAAAGCTGATTACATGAATTGGCAGCTGACCGAGCAGATCCCAGAATTCCGCGGCGAACTTGAGCAGCTCAGCACGCAGTTGCCGCTTGGTGGCTCGCAGTATCTGAAGTGGGTGTGGGACAAACGCCGTCAACGCCCCGTGCCGGAGTTCATTCCGGTCGATGACGTGTATCTGCCGTTCGCCGCGACGAATTTTTACTCGGCTGAGCGCAAGACGCACGTTCAGTACATTACCAAGTTCGAGTACAACCGCCGCGTCGAGGCGGGTATGTACCGCGACGTCGACCTCGGTGCACCCGGCGAGAATGATTTTTCGAAGGCGTCGGTGGCTAACGACAAGATCGAAGGCCGCAGCGAGATGAATTACAACGAAGATGGGTTGCGCACCATCTTTGAAGTGTACACGTATCTCGACATGGGCGAGGGGATGGCACCATACATCCTCACGATCGACAAGACGACTGGCAAAGGGCTCGCGCTCTATCGGAACTGGGAAGCGGACGACGCCAATAAAAACGAGCTTGAATTGATCGTAGAGTTCCCGTTCATTCCGTGGCGTGGCGCGTATGCGATCGGTCTCACGCACATGATCGGTGGACTCTCGGGCGCAGCCACTGGCGCACTGCGAGCGTTGCTTGATTCTGCGCACATTCAAAATATTCCGACGATGCTCAAGTTGAAGGGTGGCCCAAACGGTCAGACCCTGAACTTGATGCCGACCGAGGTGGTCGAGATCGAAGGTGGCGTAAACGTCGATGACGTGCGCAAGATTGCGATGCCGATCCCGTTCAATCAGCCCTCGCCTGTTCTCTTCCAGCTCCTCGGATTCCTCGTCGAGGCTGGTCGAGGTGTGGTGCAGACGACTTTCGAGAAGCTCTCGGATCAAAATCCGAATCAGCCAGTCGGTACGACGGTCGCGCTCATCGAGCAAGGCCTCGTCGTGTTTTCCTCGATCCATGCGCGACTGCATAATTCGATGTCACGTACGCTCAAGATTCTGCATCGCTTGAATTCGGCATATCTCACCGAGGACTTGATTGCACAGTCGGGCGACATGGAAGTGATGCCGTCGGATTTCGATGGCCCGATGGATGTCGTGCCGGTCTCGGATCCG